AGGATATGCAGACCCAAAAGGTTATGGCAGTAGACTCATGAATGTTAATGAGTATCCACTAGTAGTAGCACATTATGAAGAGTTGTTACAAGAATTACATAGCAAGTATGAACAGGATCTATTGGGTCAGAAAGCTACATTAGGACAACTGCGAGATGCAGCCAAACGTAAAGGTAGATTTGCTGATGCTATCAGAGCCCAGGAAATTATAATGAAAGCTGATGGTAGATTTGTAGACAAACGACTCAATATGAATGTCAAAGTAGATCCACAAGAAGCTAGAGAAAAGAACGAACGACTAATCAATATAGTTAAGAATAAAATAGCAGTTAAGAAAATTAAATCTTAATCTTCTCCATCTTCAATATACATCCTCTTGGAAATATATTACGATCTGAAAATAATTCATCGCCGTCTTCGTATGATGCAAACGTTCTAATATATTTTTTATCTTTACTAAATAGATAAGCTTGTGTCACCATGATACTAGGTTTAAACTTCATGAAGTCTTCGGCTGTACTATGCCCCGAATCACCCGTGATGTCGACCCAGGTAATAGAATAAAAATAATACTTTCTTTTTTTGATAACTACATGTCGATATTTAGATTTCTTATTTCTTCTCATGGTTTTTGTATACCCCAGTATTTATAATTAATAAATTAATAAATAAAAACATACGCGCGACCCCTTATTTCGTTGGTATTGCTAGCTTTTTGATACTTTTGTACCAATTGTACCTCATTGTACCAAGCACTCTTGGTACAAATTTGAGCAAATAACCATTGGTATTACTATCTTTTTTGAATTGTACCAATTGTACCTAGGTTTTAAAAAAAATAAAAAAAATTTTTTATTTTTATAGAAAAAAGTGTATACAATAGTCAAATGGCCAAATTATACTGGAATTTCCTATACTTTTTGATCATTTTTTGTATCTTGATCATTTGGGGATTTGGTACAATTTGCATAATATTGGTCAACCTTCTTGAGGAAGGTGTGTTGGCAGCCTTTAAACTCCTTGTCAGACACTACAAACTTCTGAAAAAAGCCATCTTTCGAACACATTAGGATCACACCCTGTTGTATGGCCGTACCATACACATGATTATGGGCCATAGCATAAGCTCCTAGCTGGTTGAAGTAGTCCTCTATCCACTCACGCTGCTTTGGTTTGTTAGTTTGTTTGAAGTCAATAATAGATTCTTTGCCATCATATATGCCAACAACGTCAGTCTGACCAGCGTACAGTCCAGGGTAATATAGGGTCACTTCAGTGCCCCACACTTCTCCCAGGTCCCCGAGCCCTGATTCTATAACCACGTTTGCCATGGTCCCTGCTTCCTTGCCAACGGATGTGAGATCAAGGTGTCGCTCACCTTTGATATAACCCTCTAAATACGTGTGCATGCTAGTGCCCCGTAGGGCTGCGATGTCCCTTACACGGTCCGCGTACTGCGCACCCATTCTAGCTTTCCAATTAGCAAGACTCTTACGCTTCTCTTCCGACTGAGTCGCTTGCAATATAGTAGTCACCGATGGTAACTTCTCTTGACCAATACCATAGTGTCGTTTGCCATTAATCAATGACCTTGTACATGGTGGGTACTCAAATTTTTTATTCCATTTCATTTATTTTTTAGTTTCCTTTCGGCTAAGAATATAGCCTCTTCGATCTTGTTAAGTCCGTGCGGTACAGCTGCTGATTCTACTCTGTGACATGCACCTTCTCGACCAAATACAGCTTGTCCTGTGGTAGTTCCAACACCACCACGATTCGTGATCATCTGACCACCATATCTCTGTATCAATCTATTATTTTTTATTCGACGCATTTATAACATAATAGACTATTATACAGCCAATGCAAAGGCAGACCATGTTATAGACAAACATACCTATACCAAGTTCTACTGTCACAGTTTTTTCTGTAATTCTTTTAGATAAGCTTCTTCATCTTTACGCTGAGATTGTTTTATAATCTCTGCTTGCTTCTGCCATGCCCAGGAGTTAATCTTACCAGACCAACCCATTATCCATAAGTATATTTTTAGTTTCATTCTAGACTCATTTGTTTTTTATATTCAACAAGATCTACTACCTTACCATTCATAATTTTACCAGAGTAATGATCTATAATCGTTTGTATTTTTTCTAGTTTAGTGTGGGCGTAGGGATATAATAAACAACACACGTAATACGCGTCTCTGAATGTACATCTCCACTTATATTGCATCAGATATTTTGTTCCATCAACTCTAAAACCTTTACGTGGTTTCTTACGTAGAGTACCAACACCTAATATCTCATGGACCCATATCAATACAGATTGATCAGTCATGGTAATTTCCATACTGATCCGTTGTGCATTTGATATACGATAGCCTTTGCCTTTGTGTTTCTTTTTACGTTCGGGACGTCTTGCATAATAGATACTACCTTCGCCATCAAAAAGTCCGGCTATGTATGCTATGTCCTCTGAAGACTTCAAAGTATTTTACCTTCGTTACGAACCAATCTAAAATTGTTATTCTCTTCTAACAATCTATCAAACTCTTCTTCCATAACTTTATACTTCTCAGTCAACTGTCGAAGTTTCTTTTTTAGAAGTTCGTTTTGATTCGTAAGATATTCTATCTTATCTTCCATCATCTACCCCCTTAATGATCCATCGTAACGTTGTTGTGGTTGGATCAAAACCATCAAACTCATACTTACTGCAACCTGTGGATACCATCAGAATCAACAATAACATTATCAACTTTATCTGCATCTATTTCTCCTTCCGAATCACAGACACCACATTGTGCTGTGACTTCCTCTCTTGCTAGCTTGTATGGAATCCTAACGTAACCATTGCCTTTACATGTCGGGCAAATTATTTTAGGCTTTTTTGACTTTTCCATTTAGTTTCCTCGCTTTCTCATTAACTAGTAATGTAATCGTTTGAGATCTACTCAGAACTGTATCAGGTTGTATAACCTTTCGTATCTTATCAATTAGATCATATGTCTTATGCGATAATGATACGTTTTTGTATTTGCTTATATCAGTCATAAACTTTATACTCCTTTCTTAATATAAATTAATATGGGATTAATCTCATAA